ACCATCCCAGACCTCCTCCGAGCCATCGAAGGGATTGGATGCCGAGTCATACAAATCGACAAGCTCGCTTGGCAGATTGAATCGAGCGAAGCAAGCCGAGGTAGTTGCTTACTCGTTGGTAGCCACGGCGGCCACAAACAAAAACCCAGTCGCTATGCGATCGGCAGTTCAAGGATGGGGCGAGGCAAAAAAGCGAGTCGCAGAGGCAGAAATGGAACACGCTCGTTTCGAGGAAGTAACCAGAGTGCTTGTGAGAATGGACGAGGTGCGAGAAGTATTCGGCAAGTGGTTAGGAGCAATTAGAAACTTAATGGACGCTATGCCTTCGAGTTTGGCCGCCAGAGCAAACCCCAGCGACCCAGAGTGTGCTAAAAGGGCTATCCAAGAGGGCATCGATCAAATCTTTGTGACCATTCAGAAAGCAGAGGGAGCATTCAAATGAACGAGTGCTTCATTGTTTTGCTAGTAGCAATCGCAATCCTTGGCATAGTGCTTCCATTCTTTGACCGATGAAAAACATATTTAATTTTATAGATATGCTCGTTGAAAAAATAGCGTGGTTTATACATTTCACCTTTATTTGGATTATCATTTCCAGAAGTCTTGGATGGCACGATTTTCGATGGGATAATGGACTATTTTGTCTCCTATATGCTTATTGTTTTTTATTAAGACAAAAATGAAACGCTCTCCACTTAAACGCAAAACCCCACTCAAGCGAGGTGGGAAACTACGCCGAGTATCTGCAAAGAGAAAAGGTCAGAACGAAGTCTATAAAGATGTGCGAGAGAAGTTTCTAACAAACAATCCAGTCTGCCAAGTGTGCCGTTGCAAGATGGCAAGCCAAGTTCACCATAGGCGAGGAAGGTTCGGGGATAGGCTGAACGAGGTAGAGTTTTTCTTGGCAGTATGCTTTGAGTGTCATCATCAAATCCATATGAACCCAGCTTGGGCATACGCAAAAGATTATCTGGTTAAGAGATGAACCCATTAGTCGAACCAGACATAAAGACGGAATACAACATCATTTCTCTTGGTGCTGGGGTTCAGTCTAGTTGTCTAGCCTTGATGTGTGCGAAGGGGGAAATCTCCCCTATGCCAGACTTTGCTATTTTCTCTGATACGCAAGACGAACCAGAGAGCGTCTATAAATGGCTAGAGCAATTAAAGGCATTGTTGCCATACCCGGTTTATATAGTAACGGCTGGGAGTCTTTCAAAAGAATCATTGAAAATGAGGGTGACAAAAGATGGCCGCAAGTTCAGCAGAACGAACATTCCATTCTTTACCAAAAGTGCCAAGGGCAAGCTGGGGAAGATTGTGTTTAGGTCTTGCACGGCAGACTTCAAAATCAAGCCGATTATGAAAGAGGCTAGGGCTAGGTGCAAAATTAAGAGGGGGCAAAAACATATTTCAGTAACTCAATACATCGGCATTTCTTGGGACGAGTGGCATCGGTGCAAGCCCTCTAGGGACACTTGGGCACAAAGCCGTTGGCCTTTGATTGAAAAGCGAATGACTAGGCAAAGTTGCTTGGAATGGATGGAGCGAAACGGATACCCAAAACCACCAAGATCATCGTGCGTATATTGCCCATTTCACTCAAACAAGGAATGGAAGCGATTAAAAGAAGAAGAACCAGAGGCATTTCAGAGAGCCGTCCAGTTTGAAAAAGATATGCAAGTCGCAAAAAAAAATAGTGAGAATTTTGACTCCACGCCATTTCTCCACAAGTCTTGCACTCCTATTGAGCAAGTAGATTTTAGGGACGATTTCGATAAGGGGCAGATGGATATTTTTGGTGGCGATCATCCCCATTGTGAAGAAGGGATGTGTGGGGTGTGAACCAGATTGATGAGGCCAAGAACTTCGCTCGCCTTTTGTTTGAGCCAAGGGAACAACTCTCAATCCCAGAATGGGCAGAGAAAAATCTAACCCTTTCAGCTAGGGTAACGAACATACCCGGAGCGTACTCGACAACGCTCACGCCCTATGTCCGTGAACCGCTAGAGGCTTTTGGTGATGATTCGATTCGGCGGGTGGTGTTAGTATGGGGGGCACAGACAAGTAAGACCACAACGATTCTAGCTGGCCTAGCGTATCGAATAGCGGAGCGACCTTGCCCCGCCTTGTGGGTAATGCCTAGCGAACATTTGGCTAGGTCTTTCACGGAAACTAGATGGTTGCCGATGATTGACGATTGCCCAGCCCTAGCCAAAGAAAAGCCAGACAACACCGACAAAATCAAAATCCTAGAACAACACTTCAAGCGATGCTCGGTCTGGTGGGCTGGAACTAGCCCCTCTGCTCTTTCAAGTCGCTCGATTGCGTTGCTATGTATGGATGAGGTGGACAAGTTCCCAGAGCAAGCGGGGTCGGGGCGAGAGGCGAACCCAGTTCAACTAGCAGAGGCCAGAGTTAGCACCTACCCGAACCATCTCATCATAGCCACTAGCACCCCTACAACTGCCGACTCAATTATTTGGAGTGAATGGCAGAAGGGCGATATGCGTTTCTATTTTGTGCCTTGTCCTCATTGTGGACACAAACAAAAGCTAGTCTGGGGGCAAGTAAAGTGGGACGATGCCGCCAAGATCGAGGATGGCGTTTATGATTTTAAGCTAGTTAAATCCTCGACCTACTACGAGTGCGAGGAGTGCAAGGGCAAGATTACAGACGGACAGAAAACCAAGATGCTTCGAGAGGGAGAATGGAGAGCAACCAATCTAAAAGGCGAACCAGCCAGACGCTCCTATCACCTCAACGGCCTCTATGCCCCTTGGGTTAGCTTTGGAAGTTTGGCGGTGAAGTTTCTGCAAGATAAGCACAATGGAATCATAGGGCTACAAGACTTCGTGAACCGAGTTCTTGCAGAGCCTTGGATGGAACACGAATCAGAGAAGATGGAGATTGTGGCTGGCGATTACAAGATGGGCGAGGTCAGAGTGAATGAAAAGCTGATTATGGCTTGCGATATTCAAGAGGCTGGGGGCTTCCACGCTTGGTGCGTTGTTCGGGCTTGGGACATTGAGGGCAGATCACGGCTTGTGTGGGCTGGGAGGCTAGAGACTTGGGGAGACATTCAAGCCAAGGCAGAGGAGTTTGGGGTGGAATCGAAGTGCGTTTTCTGCGATTCGGGCGATCAAACCAGAGATGTTTATTATAATTGTTGTAAGAATGGCTGGATGGCCTTGGTTGGTTCAGACCGCACTAGCTTCTCTGAAATTGTGGGCGAGCAAAAACTACAACGCCCATACGCTCGAATTGCCAATGGCGACCCCTTCAGCGGTAAGGCAGTTCAATCGAAGGCGGGGTGGAAGTGGAAATTCTGCCCAGTTTGGAGATGGTCGAACCCATCCATCAAAGACATCCTCTCCAACTTAATTAAAGAACCCGGCTACATAGCCTTGGATACCCCCGATGTTTGGCGAGTCCACATCGAAGCAGAGGTGAAGGTGCGGGTGAAAAACCCTATGACTGGCAGGGAAAGGCTTGTATGGAAACAAGTGGGGAAGCATAATCATTTGATGGACTGTGAATGTATGAACATCGTTGGGGCGGCCTTATATGGGCGGTTGAAAGTCTCGCCCGCAAGTTTGACAGAAAGTGAGTTTGATAATGGCGAAGGGTGATTTCATTGGCCTACCCCTTGCCACCCTAACTTCTCTTCGTGATAAGTATATCACTTGTCTTGAGGCGATAGCGGTGGCGGGTTCAAGCTATTCGATAGCTGGTCGTTCGTTTTCAAGAGCGAATCTCGGTGAGGTGAGAGATACGATTATGGAGCTAACCCTCGCCATCCAACAAGCGACTGGCACTAGGGTTCGCACAACCTACGCAAACTTCGGCTCGTGAAAAAAGCCTCTCTCAATCTGATCGACAAGGCGATTGCCTTTGTTAATCCCCAAGGGGCAGTTGATAGGCTTGTTGCTCGTCAAAGGATTAAGAACTTCGAGTATGATGCGGTAAAGTATTCAAGGCAACGCAAAGGGCCGAGCCAGTTGTCGGGTGCGGAAGATTATCGTTCTAACTATGACCGAGTAGAATTGATGAAAAGGGCAAGGGATTTGGCAGAGAATGTTGGCCTTGTTCGCTCCATCCTAATGAAGTTTGCCAGCCACACCGCCGCCAACATTTCCTACCAAGCCCGAACCGAGAACCCCGAAGTCAATACCGAGGTAGAGGCATATTGGGCAGATTGGTGGGACAAGTGCGATATCTCGACTCGGCATACTGGCTCAACACTTATGCAGGTGGCGATAATGTCGATGTTGCGAGATGGCGATTTTTTGTTTTGCCTCGTGCGTGATTCTGACGGCAATCTAAAAATACAAGGCATTGAGGGTGATAGACTTGGAGACCCATTCAAAGTCTATACTAGCTCCGAGTTAATTGGTGGAATCCATATCGATCAACGGACTGGGGCACCAACGGCCTACGACATTTATAGCCGAAGCATTGGCGATATGTACACCTATCAAGTAACGATTCCCGCAAGCCAAGCCTTCCATTTATTCGACCCACTCCGCATCGACCAGTACCGAGGAATCTCCGCTTTTCACACCGCAATCAATGACGCAACAGATATTCACGAAATCGTAGGATTCGAGAAGATGTCGGCCAAGGTTGCTTCTAGCCAAAGTGCAATTATAAAGAGGAATAACAACAATGCCTCCGATCTCTCCTCGCTCACAAACGACCAAGACATTAACGGAAGCCCAATCAAGCTCGAAGCGATTGAGTCTGGCAAAATCTCCTACCTAGAACCGGGTGAGGACATCGTGTTCCCGGATGGGCCAAGCCGTCCCTCTGGTGCGTTTGCAGAGTTCCACAAGATTCTACTCCGCAACATTTGCTTGGGCGTTGGCATCCCTTACAGCTTCGCCGTAGACCCTTCCGCTATGAGTGGCCCGACAGCCCGCCTTGAGATGCAACAAGCGGGACGAACATTCCGCAGATACCAGAAGCTCCTAGATGATAAAGTTCTGCGACCAATTAAGAACATCGTTATTGCTGATGGAGTTGCAAGGGGATTGATCGAGAAGAATGTTGGGAGCAGAACGACTAGAGGCATTTTTAATTTCGGGGCGAATGTCTCGATTGATTTGGGGAGAGAATCCGCTTCTGCAATCTCCGAGTTCAAGACTGGACTCCGAACCGCCGCCGACATCTACGCCGAGCGAGGCCAAGACTTTGAAAGTGCTATGAGGCAGAGGGCGATTGAGGCGAAGCTGATTAAGGATTTGTCCGAGAAGTACGGAGTAGACCCAGAGACGATTTCAGATATTGTTCCACCCAAACCTACCCAGACCAAACCCGAAGCACCCTCGGTTAATCCAGTTATCCCAGCGAAGGATAGCCCAGAAAGTGACGAGGACATAGGTGGAGATCAAAAACCCATTCCAGAAGACCCCATCGAACCATCGTCAGAAGAATTGCAAAAAGAAGATAGAGAAATTGAACTTCCAATAGACGAATCAGAAGTAGAATTACCTACTCAAAAAAAAAGTAAAGAGTTAGAGGATTGCGGAACTGGGGCGGGGGGCTTTAAGCCGGGGAATACTTGTTCTGGCGGTGGCGATGGGGGGGGAGTAAGCACAACCAAACCATCAATTAAAAATGCAAAGATTGAGATTGCACCAGAAGTTCTGCCCGGTCAAAAATGGGGAGATAATGGGCAAGAATTTACAGATGATGGAAGAGGGGTCAGAGCAAAAATAGGAGAATTTACAATAACTGATGCCGAGGGGCCGCTACAAAAAGGAGCACCGGGAGCAGTAAAAAGATTAGGAAAGAAAACCAAAGCAGACCTAGAAAAAGCATTGTCTGACCCAGAGACGATTGATGCTATGCGAGCCGCTGGAATAAATAATATAGAGGTTAGGGGTACATCAAAAACCCCGAATGGCTTTACATATTATGGAGCACACAATAAAAATAATCTTATTATTCATACCAAAACATCAGAAACAATAGCCGCTTCAAACGATGAATATAGAGTCAAACACGGTTTTAATAGGCTGATAAATCACGAAATAGGACACGGAATATGGGATGGTGCAAAGGATGAAACTAAAGGAAACTTTGCTCAAGCAATCA